CTTATTGTAGCTGTTCTGAAGATTATTTGACTTGAGATGTGATTCATCATATAAATTACCCATGATTGCTGCAGTTGCTATATCACTAAAACCAGCAGCTTTAAATTTATCCCAAATAATTTTAGGTGTATCCATGATATATTCCTCATTTTGAATAATTGTAGATTTTTTATTTAACTCAGAATTCACATTTGCAGCGATCTGTCCATGTAAAGCATAAAGATAATCTCCAGGACAAGCTTTAGCTGCAAACCATCTATGAACTGTCATGTTCTGTTTGTCAGGATGTCCTATTAGAGACTTGTCAGCTTTCCATTTAAGTTCTCTTATGTTATTTCGCTTACATATATCTACTAGCAGCTTTATTAAAGCTTTATATGCAGTATCTGATACATGCCAACCGGTTTCAGCCCCGCCGTCATTTGCTACTTCTATTGTAATTGCTCGATTATCATTTGCACCATTTGAAGTGGCCCAGCTACGATCTTTTTCTTCAACATAAAGTCCTATATTCCCTTTACTATCTATGCCATAATTAGATGATGCTTTACGCTCGCTCTTTGCAAATAAAGCTCCACACTGTTCAACTGACAAATTTCCTGCCATACAATGGATTGTTATTGTATCTATAGCATGATTCCTAGGTGAATTCTTATTAGGACTGATCTTTGTGAATGTCACTAAACTACTGTTGCTCATGGATTACCCCCTTGAGTGATATTTCGCTCTTCTAGCAGCATTTAGTTGTCTTCTTTGAGCTGCCTGATCTTTAGGATTCATCTTCTTAGGATTGTTCTTAATATTAACAACCCTTATTAAAGTCAATAACTGATTTAAGTGCCATTTTTCGAATTCTACTGGTATATTTAGCATTATCATCCAACAATAGATAATTTCAGCTGTTATCACTTCATTTTTATTTTTACTGGCACCTATAGTGTCTTTATCACTAAACCATGTTGCGGTCATGGGATCTTCTATATATTTGATAACATCATTTACCACAGCCATCGGTAAATATTCATAGACTTTATCGTCTACTTTATTGATTGTCATACATTTTATATAGTCAATCCACATTTCTGGAGTTTTCTTTGTATTAGCATCTAGAAAAGACACATGCCAGTGTTGTTCCCATTTTTTAAGAGAGATTAAAGAATGCTCTAACTTAAGGGTAGTGTCCTCGATATTTACAAACTCCTGCTTTTCAGAATCAAATCCTTCACAAGCTGGTATATGTATCTCTTTCATATTCTTTAATCCCTCTTAATAACAATATTATATTACTGAACTGGAGTCTCTGGCATCTGGACTACCTTATTTTCCTCAGGTGTTGCCATATAGTCCTTTAATACGTCAGATATTCCATCAGGATTCTTCGCCATCGCATCTTTAACTGCAGTTGCAAGATCATCTGGCATTATGCCATTAAAGAAATCGGCTGCTTTCTTAGCGTCACTTACGATCTCCATAAAAAGTTCTGAATAAGCATTGCTCTCAACAAATTTGCGCTTAATTTCCTCACTCTTCATGAATCTGATACCATCGAGCGATTTCTCACCGTATGACTCAGTGATCAGATAGTCAAACTCATTGACCAGATCTTTTACATTCTCAGTTTTAACCAGACGCTCTACAACTTTGTCTAATGTGTAGTTTCCATTAGTTGTTATCCATTTTAAGAGCTCAGCTTTTGACATATTAAAGTAGAACTCTTCTTCTCTCTCGACTCCATTAAAGTCTGTGTACTTGATCTTTTTCATTAACATAGCATATTCTCCTTTCATTTTGAAAAAAAAAAAGAGCGGCCAAATTAATGACCGCCCTTTAGGTTAAAAATTTTTATCAGCCAGCTGCAAACAGGGTCTTAATCTCTGTAGGAAGAGGCAGACGAGCATCTACTGGACCAAGATCCTCATAGTAAGTCTTCTCTGAATCCATCACGGTATCAGTTGTAGCTACATAGTTACCGTTGATCAGCTCGTAGTATGTCTTGGACGAATCGAATGCAACATCGCTTGTGACCACATAATTAGCATCCAAGCCATAAAGAATATTCTCAAGGCTTGTAAGCTTATCGGGATTAACCGTTCTGGAATCAATCGTGATTAACGAAACGGGCTTATAGCCGTCAAGTGTAATAGGTGTTGTAGTGATCTCCCAGCTGAATGTAATCGCTTCAGGGCTATCGTTAACAGTTGCATAGCCCCTCTCAGAAGGAGATGCTGAACAACCGTATACGAGATGAAGCTTATAGCCATGAGCATCACCATCAACATCATTACCGATCTTTGATCTGTAACTGAGACCAAATTTCTTCCTTGACTGCTGTCCGATCTTAACACCAGTTGCAAGACTTGCTGTACCATCGCAAGCTTCCCATTCATCAGGATATGTGTAAGCCTCGATCGTAAGACCGAACTCCTCAGCACTTGTCAGAGTAAGATACTTAATATTATCAGCATAAAGAGCTGTCTGCTCAGCACCTGACGGTGACTCTGATACATTTGTCAGTCCATTCCATGCATATCCCTTAGGATAAGCACCGCTCTCAACCGGATACAGAACACCATGATCTATACCAGTCTCATAAAAACGCTCGCCTATAGCGTCCCAAACAAGTTTACTCATTGTAGATTTTCCTCCTTACTTAGTAGTAAATAGTGAATATATCATGATTTAGATTATTTGTTTCAAAGTGCCGATCATAACTACACATCGGTAATTGTTCTATCTGAGGAACTATTTCACTATCTGGATCTGGATCAATTACTGTGATTGTATATCGAGTCATCATATTATATGGTTTGTTATCAGCATAATCTACAACATTATTTACTCTGTCATATAATATGCAAGGGTAATCTAATTGTATATCTGCTGGTGGTGAGAATTCACATCGTTCACAGATATTAGAAAGTATCTCATGGAGTTCCAGTCGCCTGTCCAGTGTTGATGCCATTGTAAACACCTCCTAATTCCATAACGATTCTTGGATATTTTGTAACATCCAGACTTTTAACTTTCCATTTTACACCCATAAAATTTGCATACTTTATGGATGACATATGCTGACTCAGATATAGGTCACCGATTATACTAATTCTATTTGTGTTTACAAGATCGTCATTCTGTTCATCAGTTTGAGTCCATCTTTGTCTGTTTTCTAGGACATCTCCTGCATATTTCTTCTCAACAATCTTACTTCTAGTAACACCTGGTCGAACAGTTTCATCTTTAACCCAGAATCCAATTGTGTCGTAGTACTTCATAACGTATCCTCCAAATAAAAGGCTAAGAAACTTACTGATTTTGAAATTTCTTAGCCTTTTTAGTTATTTATCAACCCTGAGGATCAGATGAGCTGTTCGCAGGAACATCATTATAGATTGTAAGAGCTGAGAACGGCTTCGTAAGTGCACCAGAAATCCTAGTCTCGATCAGATACTTATACTGGTTGTAATCGATATCGAAATCGTCGAACAAGCTGATAGCTCCGCCCTTATCAGCACCTACGTTATAATCAGTAAGATTGACAATTACACCTATGAGATCCTTCTCTTCATTGTTAACCGTAATCTTGTGACCTTCCATCACTTCAACAGTAACGATCTTGCTCACACGAAGCGCTGTAGCCAGCTCACCTTCGGTCTTATAGAGCTTATGTCCGATACCATCCTCAAGAAGCAGCATCTCGGTAAGAACATCCTCAGTTGTGAAGAATGTAGGATTACCAGATCCCTTATACTTCTTACGAGCCCTAATAACAGAGTTGATTATTTCTTTAGATCCAGCCTTGGTTACAGGGACCTTAACATTATAGAGATCAACATCAGATACTATAGGACGAACATGGTTCTCCTGGATCTTGTCATCAGAAGAACTAAGACGACCATCACCGATAAGGATTGCACGAGCAATTTCCTCATCAAGCATGATTCTCATCTCGCCCTTGATCCATGCAACGACATCAAAGTCTGTTATATCAATGATATCATCCCTATCAAGTTTCTGTTTCTTATAGATAGTCTGAGGGTCAGTTGTCCTCTTAAGCAAAGTGAAGACTTCCTCAGTCTTCTGGTTACCCTTTATATAACCCTTTGCCCTTGCAGCATCTTCCGTAATATCTGCATAGGTACTCTTGATCCTTGAGAAAGGAGTCCTGTGAACACCGCCCATGACAGTGCTAACCCACTCCATCCTGCGGCTGATCCAATCAGGTGTATTTCCATTTACTGACTTATACTCAGGGAAGAGCATATCCGGATCACGGAATCCATAAGTCTGGCTAGCTGTTGCCTCGCTAGGTCCAACCATTCCATCAGTAGGTGTTGAATGAGCCAGCACTCCACCCTCTTCAAATGCTTCATTTACAGCATCCCTGAGAGATCCGAGCCTCTTAGCATCAGCAAAGATCTGCTGCATATCGCTGTGAGATATTACGTTAGCCTGTCCAGCTTCATCTTCAAACATATTGTGCTTCATTTCGTTACTTTCCTCCTTGTTTTTCGTTAATGCATTAATGAGTAATCCAACAGCTGCTTTCTGCTTGTCTGAAAGTGTGTTTAATATACTGCCAACAGTTTCTGTAGAATTTCCGTCATCGGAATGCTTAATATCTTTAGACTCGCCGCCATTAGCAAGCTGATTTATAAGCATTCCAACAGCTGCTTTCTGCTTATCAGAAAGGGTTTCTAATACTTCACCAAGAGTATCGTCATCATCAGAGTGCTGAAGTTCACTATCTTTATTTTCTTCTTCATCATCTTCAGATTCGACTTCGTCTGTTTCATCCACCTCTTCGTCGGCATCATCACCAGTCTCTTCTATGGAATGTTCCAGATACAGGCCTTCTCCACTATAAAGAATACCTTCTGTATCACCCTCTTCCATAGGCTCACCATGAGTAACTACCGATTCGATGAATGCCCCGGGATTAGCTCCAGCCATAACCAAACTAACCTCTCGAATTACTCCATGAAGAACCTCATGTCCATATTCTTCAAGATTGTTTGCCCATATGCTAAGTGAGTCTACATCGCCATGCTTTACAGCCTCCCTAGCTTCATTTCCAGCTTGTGTGTTATTAAAACTACAATATGCATATACCCCTTCATCTTTGTTTTCGAGT